TCACTACCATGCCCTATACGTTAAGCCCTACTGGTCTGCTATGCTAGACATTACTGTGACATATGGATCACATAAGTTCTATGAATAGCTTACCGTTACTATTACAGTGTAGACATGTACTATACAACTATGGCACAGTTGCCACACATACAAACATAGGAGAACAGTATGCCTTTTGATATCCCAGAGTACCTAGACTTCGACGTAGCATTTGAGGACACTCGTATGCACGACAAGAAATATGTCATCAATGAAACCACAGGGCAACCCCTTGGTATTGTTGGTAAATCTTTTAGATGTGCGTCACATGGTGACTTCTTTCGTGGTGTAGTTGACACTGCAACAGAGACACTATCTGCACATGATCTAGCAGACGCTGACTTCAGCTTTAATACAGCACGTAATGGTGCATGGGCTATGCTTGACATCACCCTGCCTAACGTCACGTCAACTATCAAGACAGATAAGTTCGAGACATCCATTGGCAATCGTATCATAAGCCTTCACGGTATTGATGGGTCATGTAGCAATCAAGTATACTTTGGTGCTATAGATTTCTTCTGTACCAATGGTATGATTACTGGTGATCACGACAAGGTGCGTAAGAAGAACACATCTAACTTCACGATGAATAGTTTTATCTATGAATTAAATCGTGCAAGGACTGACTTCTATACACAGGCAGAGAAGATGCAGGTGTGGGCTAACACAGACCTCAAGTATGTAGACGTAAGCAGTCTGCTTGATGACATGCTAGGGTCTAAGCGTAAGTCTGAGCGTATGTACAGTTTGTATATGGAAGAGGCAGGAACACGTGGTCACAATAAGTTTGCATTGTATAGTGCTATGACTAACTATGCCAGCTATGCTGANGAACGTAATGGCTTCAACCTCAAGACAACAGGCAATGACACACAGGCAATCAGCATGTGGTCACGTGAGCAAGAGGTAAGCAAGTGGGTTAGNGATGATAGGTTCCGTTACTTGGAAGCTGCTTAATGTCTAAGCTACCACGCTACGTACAAGAACGAGTGTCACCCTCAGGGGTGATCTCATACCGCTTTAACCCACCACAAATACTAGTGGATGAGGGCTTAGTTATACGAGAGACTTATGGCACAGACCTAAAGCAAGTGTGTAAGTTAGTTAAACAACACAACGATACGATTGACACATGGCGTGAGGAACAACTGCACATAGCCAAACTGCACAAGGGCAGCAAGGTTACAGACTTGATTAACTTCTACTATCAATCTAATGATTTCAATATGTTACGTGATACAACTAAGGTAGACTACAGATACTTTCTTACGATACTACATCAGTCTATGGGTACACGTAAGTACACCACTGTTACATCCAAGGTTGCCAAGCAAGCCTACGAAGAATGGGTTAAGCGTGGTGTACCATTTGCTAATCATACTGCTACTTGTGCCAGTAGGATATACAACTACGCTATACAAATGGAGTACGCCACACAAAATCCGTGGTCTAAAATCAAACGTAAGTCTGTACCTCAACGTAAGATGGTGTGGTCACACGGTGAAGTTGTCGGGTTCCTTGATAAAGCGTACAGCGACTTTGAGTACCGCAACATTGGACTCATTGTACAGATGGCATACGAGTGGTGTCAGAGGTTAGGTGACATGCGTATGTTAGAGTGGGACAACATAGACTTGACGCAAGGTAAGCTGGAGCTAGAGCAGAGTAAACGTAGGGCAGACGTTAGCCTTCCTATCTCTGACAATCTACTGCACATGTTGAAGCAACAGCATAATGACTTTGGCTTTCAGAAGTATGTTGCACCACACCCACGTCCTGTGGCTGGCAGCTACAATGCCTATGCAATGGAACGTTTGTCTAAGGTAGGTAGACGTGTCATGCGACTAGCTGGACTGCCTGAAGAGCTACGTCTTATGGACTTACGTAGAACTGGGGTGACACAGATGATAGATAAGGGTGTACCTTTACCCCAAGTTATGTCAGTTACAGGACACACACATGTGTCTTCTGTGAAACCATATATGAAACATACTTATGATTCTGCAAATAGTGCCTTGACACAAAGAAATGTAAGTGTACAATCGAGTACTTACGAGTAACATAGAAAGTTATTAATATGAATATACATGATATTATAAATGATCTATCACTTAGTAATGGTGAAAGTAAACGTATGGCTTGCCCAAGTTGTAAGACTAATAATACTTTTACTATTACAAATGACATGGGTAATATTGTGTGGAACTGTTACAAAAATAGTTGTCCTATATCTGGGGCTACACGTACTGGACTTACTGCTGATGACATACGTAAGTCATTGGGTAGTGTTGCAGAAGAGACACACGTAGCATCTTTCTCTAAACCTGCATGGCTGGTACGTGACTACGAAAAGATCACAGGTTTCTGTGACGAGTGGGAGCTAGACCCACAAGACTTAGGACTATTGTATGACGTGAAGGAACATCGTGTGGTCTTCCCTGTTGTACACAATGGTACTACAGTAGATGCCACTGGTAGATCGTTAGGAAAGCGTATACCTAAATGGAAACGGTACGGTAATTCACACTTGCCATACTCATACGGACGTGGTAAAACTGCTGTAGTTGTTGAGGACTGCATAAGTGCTGCTGTTATAGGTGACGGTGGTGTATATGTCGGGGTCGCAGTGTTGGGTACATCATTGTCCACTGGACATAAGAGGTACTTATCGCAGTTCTCAACAGCTATAATTGCACTAGACCCTGATGCCCTACAAAAGACACTGCAATTTGCAAAGGAATTAAGAACACATGTAGATACTGTAAAGGTTATNTATCTGCGTGACGATTTAAAATACAGAAACCCTTCCGACTTAAACCATNTAACAACACTAGGAGAATAATACATGGAACTATCATTAGTCCGTAGCCTAATGGACAAAGACTTCTACGATGAACATCGTGGTGCACGTTGTCCTGACAGGCTATTCAGTAAAGACGTGCGTAAGATTAAGAAAGCTATCGACGGTGCTATGGATCGTTACGAACGTACCGTTACACCAGCAGAGATTGAGGCACTGTTCATGGCGAATAACCCCACTCTTACGACATCACAGAAGCAAGCATACAGTCACCTGTTTGTACAGATAAACAAGCAAGTACCTATGGGCAGTGACGTAGCACAAGAGGTGCTATCTAAACTGTTCCAACAGGTAGTAGGAGAAGACATTGCTAACCTTGGCTTTGACTATGTGAACGGTGACAAGACTACACTTGAGCCACTACGTAATATGCTTGAGCTATATGGTGATGACTTCACCCCTAATCTTCGCATTGATTGGGAAGACATAGACATTGATACTATCATTGCCATGACTGACCTTGAGTCACAGTGGACATTCAACATACCTACGTTGACACGTAAGGTAGAGGGCGTCAATGCTGGTCACTTGATTGAGGTAGGTGCTAGACCTAACACAGGTAAGACATCCTTCCATGCCTCACTGGTAGCTTCACCGGGTGGCTTTGCATGGCAGGGTGCTAAGGTAGTTGTACTATGTAATGAAGAAGGGTATCACCGTGTAGTACATCGTTACATTACAGCGGCTACAGGTATGGACAAGCATCAGATTGTCAAGAACAAAAGCGCAGCTATGGCTACCTTTGATAAGATACGTAGCAACCTATTGTTTAAGGATGCAACTGGACGTGACATGAATTGGGTTGAGTCAGTGTGTAAGTCATACAAGCCTGACATAGTTATACTAGACATGGGTGACAAGTTCGCACGTACCGCTGGGTTTGCACGTCCTGATGAGGCACTCAAAGCTAATGCCATACATGCTAGGCAGATTGCCAAGCAGCAGGAGTGTGCTGTATTCTACATGTCACAGCTATCAGCAGATGCAGAAGGTAAAATTGTATTGAACCAAGCTATGATGGAAGGCAGTCGTACAGGTAAGGCAGCAGAAGCTGACCTCATGTTTATGATTTCTAAGAACCCACCAGTAGAAACAACAGATCATGATTCAGAAGATAACCAAAGACACATCAATGTCGTTAAGAATAAATTGTCAGGATGGCATGGTATTGTTCTTACTGATCTTGAGTATAAAACAGCGAGGTATGTAGCATGACACGTAACTGTATAAACTGTGACACACAGTTAATAGTAGGAAAGAATTGGACAGATAAGCAACTCAATCAATGTAAATATTATTGTACAGATTGCTACGTAACACAAGTAAATGGTGTTAGAATGTTTGTTAATGGTAAGTATATACCAATGACACACCCACTATACAAAGCAGGACATTATAAAACATTCGATGATGCTGCGTTTAGTTCTTTAACTAACTACACCAGTACTAAATCTGGTCATGTCTATGCTATAACTAATTCAGCATGGCCTGAGTGGGTCAAGATAGGTAAGGCTGTTGATGCAGAGGACAGGCTCAGTTCATACCAGACAAGCTCACCTATGCGTGACTACACTATGGTACACTATGCCTACTCTGATGACCGTAATGTATCCGAGAAACAGGCACATAAAAGAGCAGCCAAGCTAGGCGAGAAACGTAATGAGTGGTTTAAGATCAGCAGAGAAGAAGCCATTGTAGTTATAGCACAAACCGTGGAGGAATTAGCATGAACGTAGTATGGATATTAATCTGGATGCAGTTTATACCAGACGAAGGTATACGGTATCATCACTTGGACACATTCAATAACAAGACATTGTGTGGTGGTGCGCTAGGTAGAGCAAGGGTCTTAGTAAATGATCCATCAGAAACATTACAGTGTATTGAGATTAATCTACCATGATAACTGCAACGTATGTTGATCATATGGGTAGTGACTTGTCTGTAGTTAATGCAGCAAGAGTTAGCTTTGGTAAGAACCACACAGAGATGACAGAGGGTGACACTAGGCTTATAAAATATTTAGCCAAGCACAAACACATATCACCCTTTGGTCACTGCTTTGCCAGCTTCCATGTCAAGGCTCCTGTATTTGTAGCTAGACAACTAGTGAAGCACAAGTTCCTACGTTGGAATGAGATCAGTCGTAGGTATGTTGATGATGAACCTGA